ACCGTTAAGATGACGCGATAGCAGAATAATAACTACTAATAAACAACAAACTCGTACTTATAGATAATAAGGGAATTACAGAATTTTTAAAGGAGGAGGAAAATGGCAGAAGATAAAAGGAGCGGTTGGCTTGCTGAACTAAAACCAGGTGATCAAGTTGTTTTAGAATATACACCAGCATGGTTTGAAGGTAGTAGATCTATTCAAACAGTTTCAAAAATTACTCCAACAGGAAGAATAAATGTGAAAGGTCATCAATTTTTACCAAATGGCAATTGCATAAGTGGGAACAATTATAAATTGTCTAAAGTTGATGATAATGTTGTGGCAGAAATCATATCGGAAAATGAACATAAAAAGATGCGTAGATTGGTGATTGAAAAAACCCAGGAAAAGGTATCCTCTAAAGATTTGCTAACAACAGAACAATTAAAGTCGATTAACGATATTTTAGATGCGAAAGTTGAGGGATAAATATGGCAGATTTAACATTTGCAGAATTACAGCGAAAAATGCAAATTGAAAAACAGACAAAACAGGGTGTGAAATATCCGTTTAGAACCGCAGAGGATATCAATAATAAATTTAAGTCTTTGGATAGCGGTTGGAGTGTATCATTTCCAGAAGATGACATCATTCAAAAAGGTGACAAACTGTATTATAAAGCGGTAGCTATTGCTAAAAGAGAAAGTGATGGCACGATTGAAAAAGCTGTTGGGTGGGCTAGAGAAGAAGATGTACCAATTTTTCACACACAAAAAGGGGATGTGAAACAGATGCAAGATCCACAATGGACAGGTGCAGTTGGTTCTTATGCTAGAAAATATGCCTTACAAGGTTTGTTTGCTATTGGAGGTGAGGATGTTGATGAGTATCCGGTAGAAGAAAACCAAGTACAAGGGCAGACTAATCAGCAACAGAAACCAAACAACCAGCAAGTCCAAGAACAACAAGTAAGGTACATTGATAACATTCAGTATCAAGAAATCATCAAGAACGTTGAAGAGTTTGCGACGATTAAGGGAGCGCCATTTGACACAGTTGCAAATTTTGTATTGAGCAAGTACCAAATAGACGATTTCCACAAAGTGCCAGTTGATGGCTATAACATAGTGATGGAATATCTCACTAAACAAATTCAAAAAGCATACGAAAAGCAAGGAATATAAGACATGACAGAAAATAAAATTTATTCACCATGGGCTTTCACAGAAAACGAAAGCCAAAAACAGAAATCTAATCTTTCAGCTCTAAAAGAGTTGAAAGAGAAATATATCATCAAGGACAAATGGAATTACGACAAAATGAATGAACAAGATCAAGAAACCGTTGATGTTGTATATGGTCGAGTTGGTGGTGGTTACGGGAATTCACTGTATGAGATTTACAAGAATACCCCTAATTTATCAAAAACAGAACTTGCCTTAATTTGTGATAATGGCAATTTATGTTTTGGACATTCATCATCAGGTAGTAAAATCAAAATTTTCACAGACTAGGAGAATAAAGACATGGTAAAAGATGTAACTAATAGCTTGACAGAAATTAAGGTAGATTTCCAACCTGCAGTAATCAACGTTGATTATGATGGCGTTGAGAAACAACTTGCAGCAATCGTTGCACAGTACTCAGATTATGAGGTGACAGCATCCACTTACAAGGTTGATTATGACGAGCGTACACGCCTAAATAAACTAAAAGAGGCGCTGGAAATTCGACGTAAGGAAATCAAAAATAACATCAATAATCCTTACAAGGAATTTGAGAAGTGGTACAAGAAAACAGTTGAGCCATTGGATAATGTCATTGCAAACATCACAGCAGGACTTAATGCGATTGATGAACATGAACGATTGATGCGCGTGGATGTTGTTCGGACTACCTTTGAGGATAGGTGTATGTTCGCAGGGATTGAAAAATCCACATTTGCTGACAAATACGATGAGTACAGCCTCAAGAAATATTTTAAAACAGGCAAGTATGAGCTGAAAAAGACAACACTTGATGAAATGGATGCTTTAGTGCTTTCAGAATTTGATGCCCTGGAAGAATACAAGGCCAACAAGCAAGCTATCCAAGAGCAAGCTCAAGAGTACGATTTGCCAGCTGATAGCTATATCAGACATCTTGAAGATGGTAAGAGTCTTGTTGATATCCTCAAGATGATGAAAACTGATCGTGATGCTGAGATTGCACGCAAAGAGCAGAGAGAGGCTCAAGAAAAAGCAGAAGCTGAACGACTTGAAGAAATTGCTCAATCGGCCAAGGAAAATGCTAATGCGAATATCAAAGCTTACGATGCCGAAACAGGCGAGATTTTGGAGCAGGGTACAATTACACCAGAACCACAAAACAATGCGCAAGAAGTGCCAAAATTTGAGCCTAGCGAGCCTTTAACAATTGACTTGCGTTTGACTTTGCATGGTGGAAAATCTCAGCTTGATAAGTTGAAAGAATGGCTTGAGGATAACTTTATCAGTTTTGAAACATTGGAGGGTTAGGTGGAATTTAGAAAGTATCAACTTATTTTAGAGTTTGAAGAGGCTAACAGGCCTCTCACACAAATTGAAAAGAAAAGCCTTGCTAGTTACTCTATCGAGTATTTAAAAGTTGGGCTAGATAGCTTAGAACGTGAATATTGTAGCAGGAGGTATGCACAATGAAATTTAATGAATTGATTGAAAATGTAAAAGGTTGGTCAACGGCTAAGGAGCTTGACAAAGCAAGCCCATTATCTCAAATGCTCAAACTCAATGAAGAGTGGGGGGAGCTTAATGGTGCGACAGTACGAAAGGATAAAGAAAAGATAGCTGATAGCGTTGGAGATATGATGGTTGTCTTGACAATCCTAGCTCAACAGATGAACTTTTCTAAAATCCATTTGTCTCTCAATCCAGATGAGAACGGACAGCATAACTTTCACTATGTAGATCAGTGGTCAGTAGAGTTACTGTACTTGCATATTGCTAATGAAATTGGGTTGATTGCGCGTGGTTTGGTTGATGTTTCAACTAATACAAATCGTATTAATGCACGAACTCAAGTTCAGTTAAGTAGCCGTAACATTGCTATTTATCTGGTGTTTGTTGCTAAGAAATTTGATCTGACTTTGACAGAGTGCCTTGAATTGGCATGGAATGAAATCAAAGACCGTCAAGGAAAGATGGTAGATGGTGTGTTTGTTAAGGAGTCAGACCTATGAGATGTTTTTATGTCAGCGGTAAAATTGCAGATCTTGATTTGGGGTCAGAAATCAATGCAGAAAATTCATTTATGGCCGCTATTGAGTTTGTGAAACGATACACCGACTTATTAAAGTTTGGTTCAAATGAAATCAAGGTATCAGAAGTAGAGGAGGTGCAAAATGATAAATAACGTTGTTTTAGTAGGGCGACTTACAAGAGATGCCGAACTGAGATACACGCAATCTAATATTGCGGTTGCTACGTTTACTCTTGCTGTAAATCGTCCATTTAAGAACGAGGCCGGGGAGCGTGAGGCTGATTTTATCAATTGCGTTATCTGGAGACAGTCAGCTGAAAATCTTGCTAATTGGGCTAAAAAAGGCTCATTGATTGGTATCACAGGAGTAATTCAAACACGTAGTTATGATAATCAACAAGGCCAACGTGTTTATGTCACAGAGGTTGTTGCTAGTAATTTCCAATTGCTAGAAAGTCGTAACAGTCAGCAAAATAATCAAGGTCATCAAGATCATCATGGCGGTTATCAGCAACAGGGTTACAGCAACCAGGGCAGTTCTTTCCAAAACGGAAATAACACAGGGAACAATTTCCAAAATGGAAATAGTTACGGACAACAAGGTAGTTTCTTTGAGGGGAACACAACAAATCCAGTTCCTGATTTCACCCGTGATAACAATCCATTTGGCAGACCGACAAACCCATTGGATATCAGTGATGATGATTTACCGTTTTAAACGCCTATGATCATGCTAGAAAAGGAGTACGCCCTCTACAAAGGCGATGAACTGTTGGGCATGGGTACTGTAAAGGAATTAGCCAGACAGTTTAATGTAAAAATAGAAACAATACACTACTACAACACGCCAACTTACAAGAGGCGAACGAACCCAAACAGAGCAAGACGACTTGTACCGTTGGATTAGGATGAGGGGAATATGAATTTAACAATTAAAGTAGGAGACTATGTGAAAGTGCTTAGAAACGGGGAGTTTCACAATATAGTCCAGGTAAAGAGGATATACGGTAGTGTTATAGAAACAACTCATGGTATCTATAACGCTGATACTTTAGCAAGTCGAATCAATAAGACTTGTATTATTTCAGGTGTTGTAACATGGGAGGATTTTCATGGATAGAGAAAGCGTAAGAGTAAAGGTAGATTTACAATGTCCGTTTTGTGGTTTTTGCAAGATGATGAAAACCGGGTCGCATAGAAAAGGGATTACATGCCCAACCTGCAAGCAAACAGTATTCTTGGCATGGGCAACTGGTGTTGAGGGTGAATTTGATAAGTATGGATATTATTTCCACGCTTACGAGCCTTTCAATATCCGAAAAATCAACCAAGAGTTTCAAGATGCTTTTGAATATGCACCACCTAAACATACTTTCACCATCAGAAATAAGATGAGAGGGTGAAATTACTTTTACAATCAGTATTAAACCAATTTGAAAAGGAAACAGAAAATGACAAACATTGAAATCGTTATGGTACTTACAACTTTGATGTCTATCACATGGGCAGCGATTGTTACAATTCACACTATGCAAGCTATTAAAAAGCACAAGGAAAAAGTGGATTATTATCAGAAACCACAAGTGCAATGTGAGATTGCACGTCATGTACTTAAAAACAAATGGTACTCAGATGGAGGGGAGGTGTTTAGATGAAAGTATTTGATGGTGCTAAAATGCGTGCCATCCGTAAAGAGGCAGAGCTTACTCAGTATGATCTTGCCCCTATGGTTGGCATTAGTCAAAATCGAGTAAGTGACATTGAGAGGAATGTTACCACTCCAACGATTGAGGAAATCGAGGCATTTGCCGATGCTCTAAATACTCAAGTATCATCATTTTTAAGCAACGAGTCAGAAATTGAGGTTATTGCTAATACCTTTACCAAGAAGAAAAAGGACACTGATGCAGAGTCTCACTTTGACACCTCAACTGAGCAGATGGAGCTATTTGTTGATGATGCTTTACTGGGGCACGACCTAGCAGGATATGTCTTGATCAGACACAAAACCTATCTGGAGTTGTTAGATAGTCAAGATCGCTTAAAGCAGTTACAAAAACTTTTGAAGTGGGGAGTTTGTGATGAAATTTGAACTTATTAATGACCACTTTGAGAATGCTAAGCGATACAACATACCGAGGGCGCAACTTATCATTGCCGATATTCCCTATAATCTTGGGAATAATGCTTATGCTTCTGATCCTAGATGGTACAAAGATGGCGATAACAAAAACGGCGAGAGTAAGTTGGCTGGAAAATCGTTTTTTGACACAGATAATGATTTTAAAATCAATAATTTCTTTGATTTTTGTAGTCGGTTGTTGAAGAAAGAACCCAAGGAAAAGGGGAAAGCACCTGCCATGATTGTCTTTCATGCCTGGCAACAGCGAGACATGATTATAGAATGTGGTAAAAAGCATGGCTTTAATAATGCTTATCCGCTCTATTTTACAAAGAAATCAAGCCCACAAGTGCTAAAGGCCAACATGAAAATTGTTGGCGAAGTTGAAGAGGCAACGGTATTATATCGTGATAAGCTCCCTAAATTTAACAATGGGGGGGCTATGATACTCAATCATGCCCCGTGGGAAAAAGATAGCTCTTATCCCGTTATCCACCCCACGCAAAAGCCGATACCAGTTTTGAAACGATTGATTGAAATTTTTACAGATGAGGGCGATGTTGTCATTGATCCCGTAGCAGGTTCTGGTTCAACCCTGCGTGCAGCAATTGAGATGAATAGGTCTGCTTATGGATTTGAAATCAAGAAAAATTTTTATAAGGCTGCACAAGAGAAAATGCTATCGTCATTTCAAATTAGCTTAATTTAAAGCAGGAGGACAATATGGATAAAAAACTTATTGGGTTAGACCTAACCCACATTGCAGATGGAGGATTACAGGAGAAACTAGACAAAGAGCTTGAAAAAGTCTTTGATAACATCCTTGACCTAAATACAGATGCGAAAGCAAAACGAAAAGTGACTATCACGCTTACGATGTCAGCTAACGAAGAGCGTACAGTGGTTGATACTATCATGGAGGTAAAATCAAAATTTGCGCCTCAAAATGGAGTAGCTACAACAATTCTTGTTGGGCGTGATTTTGATACAGGGCAAGTACATGCTAATGAGCTAAAAAGTACAGTACCTGGTCAAATGTACTTTGATGAAAACGGAGAAATTCTGACGGATATTGGGCAACCAGTGGCAGAAATTGAACAACAAGCAGAAACAAAACCAGATATTATTGATTTCAACAAAAAGAAAGTAGGTAACTAATATGACAACAGAAAATCTTAAAGCAGCATTGGAATACGCAGTAGAACTAAAAGGGCTTGGCTTAGAAATTTTAACCGCTGCAGATGGCACAGAGTATTATGATGCCAACAAATTCAATCTCAAAGAACTTGACCCTAAACGCTATCCTAAAACTTTGGAGCTATCAACCTTGACAAGCCTTGTTGACTATCTCAAAACTGACCTCAACGATTTGAAAAACCAACGCTTGATTGTAGCAGTTGAGAAAAATGATGAGGTTTGTGTGTGGTCTGAAAATGATGAGTTAGAACGTCGCACATTGCTTGTTGATGTTAAGGCACGCATTCCAGAGCTATCTTTTGGCCGCTTCCTATCATCGGAACAGTTCAATATCATGTTGCAATCAAACTTTATTGACGATAACGATCGTGGCACATTACTGGAGTTTGCTAGCGCATTGAAAATTGAGAATGGGGCTGAAATTGAAGATAATGGAGTATCCCAAGTAGCAACAGTTAAAACAGGTGTGGCAAGTCTTGCGAAAGGTAAAGCACCTAATCCAGTTACATTGCGCCCATATCGTACATTTAGCGAGGTTGAACAACCAGCAAGCCTATTTGTCTTTAGGATTGATAAGCAAGCTAATATGGCTTTATTTGAGGCAGATGGTAAGCGTTGGGTAGCTGATGCAGTAGGAAATGTTGCAGCCTATCTAAAAGAGCAACTAGCAGACCAAAAACATATCACAGTATTAGCATAAGAGAGGAAAAAACAATGACTAAAGAAACTAAAAACGCAGTATCAGCTGAAACTATCGTAGAGAACTTGAAAGAGTTCGCCAACAAATTACATGATAATAGCAAAGATGGGATGTTGCATTTTCTACTCAAAGGAGATATTAGGAAATTTAAGATAGCTAATGTTTTTCACAACCTCAGTCATGATTTGCTAGATATCTTAGATGGTAAAAGTGCTAAAGAAGTGCTTGAAGAAACTGACGGAAATGAGGAGGATAGCTCTTTGGTTGGAACAATCGCTATCAATGTAGAAACTGGGAAAGTTGAGGGGATTGATGACATCAAGGACACCAAAGTAAAAGAATAGATTTTAGCAGCTGTAAGTAAAGTGGTTGAAGAGTTAGGCGGTAATTAGATGGTCTTGTTTCTGAAATTGATGGTTATCAGCGCTTGCTTACTCCTTTCTATTCTGATTTTCGTTGCTGGGCACAAAACCTACAAAAAAGGAAAAGCGGACAAGGTGGTTTGGTTTATCTTTGATGCTTATGCTATTGCTTTGATTTACACAGTGATAAAGATTTTGGAGACATGACATGAAAAATAAAAATCGAGTAGGTCTATTTTTTGCACTTGCATCATTGTCGATATCAATGCTAAACCTAGGTTTGATAATCTCTAAAAATCACTATAAACCGCAGGTGGTCAAGCTGGAGCAACAAGTGGATGAATTGAAAAAAAGAAAACCAGTCATTATTTATCAAGTTGACAATGCTGGTGGTGAGCTTATCGGAACAGTAACAGATAAAGCCATTGTTGATGGTCATTATACGGTTACTATCGGAGCTTATGGCAAGTTTCTTGTTACGAAAGAGCAGTATGAGAGTATCAATGTGGGCGATGATGCCCCAGATTATTTGAAGAAATAAAGGATGGTGAATGATGGCAAAGCCTAAAAGATATCCTTTCATGGGGTTACGAAAAGAAAACGAAACTAAAAAAATTGCATCGATGCTAAAGAAAGTTGATGGATGCGATTTGAGAGGTACGGTTCAAATTGAATATCTACCCGAGTTTCATAAAACAAGGATTATTGTAAAAGCAGATGGCTATGGTAAGGGAATCAGAACAGCAACTTTAATAAGTGACTTTGATTTTTCGGAAAAAGATGGGTCTTTCTTGAAACTAGCTCTTTTTAAAAGGGCTGAAGAAATGTCACAGTTTGACTTTAGGGAGACAACAAATGAAGAATGGTCTGGAATTGTTGCAGATATAATTAAAAAGATGAGGAGGGGGAAGATGTGAAATTTGAGTTTTCTTTACCTCGAAATACTAAGCTAAAATCTCTAAACATGGTTATCAACAGTAATGACAGGCAACATCAAACAGATAAAGCTAAAGTTACTAAGCGCATTAGAGCTTTTGCTTATTGGCATACATCGATGAACAAGGATAAAGGGAGGGCTGCTTTTAGCCCCTCTAACCCTTGTGAGGTTACAGTTACAATTTACAGCCCTACTAAATCTAAATTAGATCCACCTAACTTGTACCCAACAGTCAAGGCTATCATTGATGGCATGACTGATGCAGGTATTTGGACAGATGATAATCATAAGGTTATCAAAAAGTTATCTTTTGTTTATGGTGGATTAAGTGAGGAAAAAGGGCATTATAGATTAGAGTTTGATATAGAGGAGGTCACAGAGTGAAACGACCAGAACAATACCCATCTGGATACTTCATTCCTGAACTTATTGAAGATGAAGATATTATCTTCAATAAAGACAGTGAATATCACAAGCAGAAGAAAAAAGAAAAGAAGAATCCTATATTCAAAAGAAATAAGTCCAAAAATAGATGGGCGCTTTGAGGAGGTACAAGATGGATTTAAGAAATAAACTTGAACTATCAGCAATCCAACATGGAATATATTCCGGGGCTGCTTTTAAACATAAGAAAACAGGTAAAAAAGTTTTCGTAAGTAGCCTTGCGATTTGCGAAAGTGATTTATCTGTTATGGTTCTCTATATTGAAAAAAGTGGGGTTATTTGGGTTAGACCTTTGAAAGAGTTTATAGATGGCAGGTTTGAGAAAATAACAGATGACTAAAAAGAAAATCGAGCGCTTGTCGGTTATCCATCGCAGGGAAATCAATTGGCTAAAGTGGTATTTTTTGAGGGATAAGAAAAATCCGAAAAGAACCATTTTGGAGCAAAAAATTATAGTTTCTCATGTCAAAAATGATAGGCTTGAAGCTAAGTTTTTAACCAACTTAAAAAAATCAACTGAAGATTTTATAGATGGGTCTGATCCTAAATATTTGCGAGCAATAAAAGAGGTTTATGTTTACGAGAATATGAATGTTATTGGAGCTTGTCAAAAAATACTATTTTATAGTCCGACTCAAGCCTATGTATTACTTAATGCGTGGTTTAACGATTATTTTCGTGCGACTTACACAGAATTACTTAAAAATGCAATTTTAGATAAAGAACCGTAAAAAAACCAAAGCTTATGTATCTATAATCAAGATATGTAAGCTTTTTTTGAAAGGAGAGATATGGACAATTTACAAATCGAGTATGTAGACATTAAGACCGTAAAGCCTTATCACAAAAACGCTAGGCATAATGACGGCGAGGCAACAGAAAAAGTTGCTGCATCCATAAAAGCTTTTGGTTTTCAGCAACCTATCTTAGTAGATGATAATAATGTCATCATTACAGGTCATACTAGGCTCAAAGCGGCTCTTTCTTTAGGTATAGATACAATACCTATCGCTCACGCTGTAAACCTCACAGACGAGCAGATAAAGGCTTATAGACTAGCAGATAATCGAGTAGCTGAGTATTCAACATGGGATGCTGAGCTTTTGAATGTAGAATTAGCTGAGTTTGAAACAATAGATATGAGCCAATTCGGGTTTGAGTTATCCGTAACAGGTTTAGATTTTGGTACAGATCAAGAACAAGAGGCATATGACATCGAGGAAGAAGATGCAGAGGATTTTCACAGAGACACAACCATAAATCAGTACAATCTTTTTCATTATGATGAAAGTAGAGTTGAGGGGCTTTATAACATGCCTATACTTGAGGGCGTGGATCATATCCCTAAAGATTTTCAAGGTTTTAATTATGTTTTGAATAAACCAGATTACGGTTCATGTGTGCACTTCTTTTTAGATGATTATCAATTTGAACGGATTTGGCAAAGGCCAGACTTTTATATTGAAAAGCTGTTAGAGTTTGATAGTGCCTTAACTCCAGACTTTAGTCTATATCTTGATATGCCTATGGCTATGCAAGTATGGAACATTTACAGGTCAAGATTGATTGGCCAGATAATGCAAGATTACGGTATGACGGTTATTCCAACGGTATCATGGTCAACTGAGGAAAGTTTCGCTTTTTGTTTCGATGGTTTGCCTAAAAATGCAACGCTAGCAATCAGCACAATAGGCGTTAAGCAAAACAAAGAGCAGTTGAAAATTTGGGAAAAGGGTGTAACAGAAATGATAAATCGCCTCAACCCCAAAAGAATTGTAGTATATGGAGGAAAATTGGAATACGATTATAAAGATATAGAGGTTGTCTATTTTGAAAACGCAACCACGGAAAGGATGAAAAACAATGGGCGGTAGAGGAGCAAAGGTCGGAAGTAATAAGGTTGATAGAATTGCGGTAAAAATGGCAGACGGTACTATTCGTCAATATCAGCGCATAGGAAAAGATGGTATAGCAACATGGGATGGTTACGAGCTTCCAAAACACCATAAGGGGGCATCGTTTTCAAAGGCTTTGGAAAATGCTAGAAAAAATGGAACTCTCGTCAAAGAGTTGAATAAGACTCAGACTCGTAAAATAGACAAGAAAAATCAAAAAGATATAAAAGACTGGCGAGCAGAAGTAGAAAGAAGAAAAAATTCATGGCCTTTGATGGGGACAGGAACGTTAAATAGACATGGGAAACTAGTAAATCATAGAGCCTCAGTAGGAAAAGAAGATTACCTAATTTCATTTAATGAATGGAAACGACAAAATGGGAGGTAAACCATGGGTGGACGTGGGGCGAGCTCTGGAATGAGCGACAAAAAGAAGATATATGGCACAGAGTATGAAACTCTCCATAGAGCAGGAAATATAAAATTTGTCACTCAAAAAGGTAGTGGTGGACAAGTGGCGCCTATGGAAACCATGACCAAAGGTAGAGTATATGTATTAGTTGATAAGCATAAAAACACCTTGAAAAGCATCACATACAATGATACAGATAATAAACGTAGTAAGCAGATAGATTTAGACCATGAACATAAAAAGATGCAACCCCATACTCACCATGGTTATTTCCATGCTGAATATGAAGTAAGTAAGAAAGGTGCAACAAATCTGACCGCTAAAGAAAGGAAAATGGTTGATAGAGTGATGAAAGAGTGGTATAATTACAATAGAAAGCGCAAGGGATAGTATAGAAGGAGTACACCTTGATAGAGGTAGCCACGGTGCGAATCCGTGTCATTGCGCTGTATCTAGCCCCCTAATTGGGGGCTTTTTTATTTTATCGTCTTAAAACAGCGTAAAACATCCCCTTTTTTAACATATACAATGAAATCATAAGTATAAAATGCTTGTGATTTTTTTGTTTGAAAGGAGGGTGGAAATTGCCTAGAGATGGAACTAAAAATTTAACTCCTATGAACAAACGAAGTTTGGAGGAACAGAAAGAACTCCAAAGAAAAGGAGGTAAAGCATCTGGCATAGCAAGAAGAAAAAAAGCTGATCTAAAAAAAGCATTTGAAACCCTCCTGTCTTTGGATGTGACGGATAGTAAAATCAAGAAACAACTTGAAGAGATGGGTATGGCTGGCAACAACGAGGCTTTGCTAGCCTTTGCAACTTTTCAGCAAGCGGTAAAAGGCAATCAAAAAGCGACTGAGAACATAATCAAGCTGACGAATACTAAAGATAAATACGATATACAGGAGCAGAAAGAACGTATCAAAGCGCTCAAACATGAAAATAGAGAGCGTGCTGAAGCCGAGAAAGGCTCAAATGAAACAATTGAGATTGTGGATGCATGGGCTGACGATGTGAGGGGGGCAACAGATGACCTTTAATGTTCAGAAGAATATCAACCCTCATTTTAAATCTGTATGGGTATCTAGATTACCTTACAATGTTTTGAAAGGCGGGCGTAACTCTTTCAAATCATCGGTTATCGTGTTGAAGTTAGTCTATATGATGCTGAGGTATATAAGAGTTGGAGAGACAGCCAATATAGTTGTTATTCGTAAGGTGGCAAACACAATCCGAGATAGTGTTTTTAATAAGGTTTTTTGGGCTTTGAACTTGTTTGGCATGGGTAACAAATTTAAAAAAACAGTAAGTCCCTTTCAAATCATACACAAAAAGACAGGCTCAACATTTTACTTTTACGGCCAAGATGACTTTCAAAAGCTCAAATCAAATGATATTGGGAATATCATAGCGGTTTGGTATGAGGAGGCTGCTGAATTTAGTAATCAAGAAGATTTTGACCAGTCAAACGTGACCTTTATGCGACAGAAACACCCACGCGCCAAGTTTGTACAATTCTTTTGGAGTTACAACCCACCTAGAAACCCGTATAGCTGGATTAATGAATGGTTTGAAAACATCAAGACCAATAAGAATTATCTAGCTCACTCAAGCACTTATCTAGATGATGAATTAGGTTTTGTTACTGATCAGATGCTAGAGGATATAGAGCGCATCAAAGAGAATGACTATGACTATTACAGATACTTGTATTTAGGCGAGGCGGTCGGACTTGGTAACAACGTGTATAACATGAGTATGTTTCATGCTATTGATGCTTTGCCTAGCGATGATAAGCTGATTGGAATTTCCTTTGCACTTGACGGCGGACATCAACAGTCAGCAACAGCTTGTTGTGCTTTTGGGATAACAGCTAAAGGAAAAGTAATATTACTTGATACCTGGTACTACTCACCTGCTGGCCAAGTGGTCAAGAAAGCACCTAGTCAGCTATCTAAAGAGATATATACTTATATACGCTCAGTTATCGAGAAGTACAGAGTACAGGCATTACAGTACACGATAGATAGGGTGCTTTGAGAAACCAGATGTTTCTTGACTTTGGTTTGAAATGGCATCCAGTCGCTAAACTTAGAAAAGTGACTATGATTGACAGTTTTCAATCTTTGCTTGCTCAAGGTCGCTTTTACTATCTCAATACAGCGAATAACAAGATATTTATTGAAGAACACAAGATGTACCGCTGGGATGAAAAGACTATCAAATCTGACAATCCTAGCGTTATCAAAGAAGATGACCATACATGCGACACAACACAGTATTTCGTGTTAGACAATGCTAAATTGCTCGGTTTGCGTGTTGGCAACGTATAAGGAGGGCAATCATGAGCCTATTTCAGAAAGTAAAAGACTTTTTTAGTCGAGGGAGGTATAACATGCAGACATCAAACCTTAATAGTATTTTGGAACATCCAAAAATTGCAGTGACTCAAGAGGAGTATGACCGGATCAAGAGAAACCTAGTCTACTATCAATCAAAATGGGATGATGTTCAGTACAAGAACACTGATGGCGATATCCAATCTCGCTCAATGAATCACTTGCCAATTGCAAGAACAGCATCGAAGAAGATTGCTAGCTTGGTTTACAATGAACAAGCAACCATTACGGCAAAAGATAGCGCTCTGAGCAAGTTTTTAGATGATATGCTAATCAATGATAGATTTAACAAAAACTTTGAGAGGTATTTGGAGAGTGCACTGGCACTTGGTGGCCTAGCTATGCGGCCTTACGTTGATGGAGACAAGATCCGTGTGGCATTTATTCAAGCTCCTGTATTCTTTCCACTAGAAAGCAACACACAAGACGTTTCTAGTGCTGCAATACTTACTAAGACTATCAAATCTGAGGGGCGTAAGAACGTTTATTATACGCTTGTTGAGTTTCACGAATGGGTGACAGCAGATGGGCAAGAAACAGGTAGTACAAATGATAAGAAGTACTATCGCATTACAAATGAGCTATACAGGTCAGATGTGAATGATGTGCTTGGTCAACGTGTGAACTTGAGTGAACTAGATAAGTACAAGGATTTAGAACCCGTAACAGTCTTTGAGAATCTATCAAGACCTCTATTTACTTATCTAAAAACTCCAGGCATGAACAACAAGGACATCAACAGCCCCCTTGGATTATCAATCTTTGATAACGCAAAAACAACTATTGATTTCATCAATCGCTCTTATGATGAATTTATGTGGGAAGTAAAGATGGGGCAAAGGCGCGTGATTGTCCCAGAACATCTAACGCAAAGACAACATCAACGCTCAGATGGAACAATAGATTTTAGACCACGTTTTGATGTTGAACAGAATGTTTATATGCAGATTGGTGGATCTAGTATGGATGCTGGAGGAATTACAGACCTTACCTCACCAATTCGAGCAAATGATTATATCCTTGCTATTTCTGAGGGATTGAAACTCTTTGAAATGCAGATTGGTGTATCAAGTGGCATGTTTACCTTTGATGGGCAAGGAGTAAAGACAGCAACAGAAATCGTCAGCGAGAACTCAGATACATATCAAATGCGAAATAGCATTGTTGCACTTGTTGAACAAGCTATCAAAGAGCTTTGTGTTTCAATGTGTGAACTTGGTAAAGCGGTGGGGTTGTATAATGGAGAAATCCCAGAACTAAAAGACATTTCTGTAAATCTTGATGATGGGGTTTTTACTGATCGCCATGCCGAGCTTGACTATTGGGCTAAAATGGTAGCAGCAGGATTCTCAACCAAGAAACGAGCGATTGGAAAAACTTTGAATCTTTCTGATGTTGAGGCAGAAAAAGAACTCAATGCTATCAATAGTGAGTTACCGCCTATGAACGATGCTGAACTTGCTATTTATGGCATGCATAACCAAAATGAGGAGGCAGAGGAGAATGTTTAAAAGATATGTACCTACTTTTTTTAGAGCAGTAAAACACCAGAATATTAAAGCTCACGAAATATGCTCAGAAAGTATCAAAAAAGGACTAATAGCTGGTATGGAGAGTAAAAATGAAGAATTATCAGCAGCAATCAAAAAAATTAACTATTAACGATCAACAATTCTCTTTGCAGATGCAAGGCGTGACTGATATATACGCTAAAATGCAAATAGATCTCTTTGACCGTATGATAAAACGTTTAAAAGAGCGTGGTTCTGTTGATTTGATAAGAAATCCTTATATCTGGCAGTTAGAGAAACTAAATGATATGCACATGCTCAATGAACAGAATCTAAAGCTTATTTCAGAGCGTACAGGAATTGCTGAAAGATTGTTACGGGATGTTATTGAGAATGAGGGATTGAAAGTCTATAAGGACACTAAACAGCAACTTGAAGAAGATTTGAATAAAATACCTAAGGGAGAGATTTCAAATGGCGTAACGGACAGTTTAGAGGCTTATTCTAGGCAAGCAGTTAGTGATTTGAACCTTATCAATACAACTTTGCCAAAGAGCTTACAAGTGGCCTATAAGGCGATTGTGGAGGAAACAGTCGCTCAAGTAGTGGCAGGCACTAAAACAAGCGATGTTGCTTTGCATGATACCATCATGAAATGGCATAAGAACGCTTTTACGGGCTTTGTCGATAAAGGCGGCAGGCATTGGAGAGCTGATAGCTATGCGAGGGCTATTATCAAGAGTACAACATACAAAGTTTACAACGAAATGCGTACTAGACCAGCCGAGGAGTTAGGAATAGATACTTTTTACTACTCGATGAAAGCAATGGCTAGACCTGCTTGCAGCCCATTACAAGGGCAGATAGTTACCAAAGGGGCTAGTAGGGAGATAGATGGCATAACTATCTATTCTTTGCTAGATTATGGCTACGGAACAGCAGCAGGATGTTTAGGAATCCATTGTGGTCATTATCTGACACCGTTTATTGTTGGAGTTCATGAGTTACCGAACTTACCAGACTATCTGAAGAATCTAACACCAGAACAAGCTGAAGAAAATGCACGCATTGAAGCAAGTCAAAGAGGGCTTGAGAGACTTATCAAGACACATAAAGAGCGATTGCATTATGCTCATACCTTGCAAGATGACAAGATGATAAAAGTTGAGCGTTTGAAAGTTAGAGAGTATCAGACTAAGATCCGTAACTTGATAAATCAGCATGATTTTTTAACAAGAGATTACAGACGAGAGAAATTATATGTTTCATAAAGGATTTGTGTTTCACAAGTCCTTTTTTTGTGTTTAAAACCGTAAAAAATCCCTATCCATCAAAGGTATATTGAGAGAGTAAATAATATTTTGCTTGAGGTGGGAGTTGTCCACCTAAAAAAGAACTAGGAGGGTACAAATGGCATTTACAACTGAAGAACTACTCAATCTTGGGTTGACAGAAGAACAGGCTAAGTCAGTCTTTGCTTTGCGAGGAAAAGAGCTGAATGAGGACAAATCAGCCTTAGAAACTATCACACAAGAGCGAGATAGTCTCAAAACACAGTTGCAAAAGGCAGAGGAGCAAGTTGAACACTTGAAATCGCTTGAAGGTATCAGCGCTAAACAGAAAGAGGCGATTGATGAATTACAGGCTGAATATGACAAGTATAAAAACGAAGCTGCCGCTGAACTTGCGCAAATTAAAAAGGTTAGTGCTATCAATCTAGCTTTGAAAGATACAAATGCTTTCAATCCAGACAAATTGATGAAATTCATTGATGTTGATGCCATCCAGTTGGATGATAACGGGAAACCTCAGATTGATGAAGTAATCAACGGTTTAAAAGAAAGCGATCCATATCTATTCAAAGCTGAAGAAAGTAAGCCTAGCCCAAATATTTTACCTCAAGGTAATCCAGCGGGTGAGGGAGCAGGTGAAGTCGACCCATTCCAAGCGATTATTGACGGGTATGGCAAATAACAGAAAGGAGATTACAAATGCCAAGTAATCAAAACAACGCAGTGCGCCGCTATGAGAAACAATATGCGGGCATTCTTGAGACAGTTTTTGGAGTGCGGGCAGCATTCTCAAACGCTCTAGCACCTATTCAGATTTTGGATGGGGTACAAGAAAACTCTAAGGCTTTCTCAGTTAAAACAAACAACACACCAGTCGTAATTGGGGAGTACAAGACAGGCGCAAACGATGGTGACTTTGGCGATAATACAGGCGCTCAGTCACGCTTTGGTGATTTGACGGAAGTTAAGTATGACAATACAGATGTCAACTATGACTATACCCTTACAATTCATGAGGGGCTTGACCGTTACACAGTTAACAATGACCTTAACGCTGCAATCGCTGATCGCTTGAAATTGCAATCAGAGGCGCAAACTCGAACAATGAACAAGCGAATTGGTAAATACTTGTCAGACAACGCTGCTAAATCTGAAGCCCTTGCTGATTTTACAGATGACAAAGTAAAAGCTTTGTTTAATAAGTTGTCAGCTTATTACACAAACAACGAAGTTACAGCGCCAGTTACTGTTTACTTGCGTTCAGAACTTTACAACGCCATTGTTGATATGGCCTCAGTTACAAGCGCTAAAGGGGCGACCATCTCCCTTGATGAGAATGGGCTACCAAAATACAAGGGCTTTACCTTGGAAGAAACGCCAGCACAATACTTTGAGACAGGAGTTATTGCTATCTTCTCACCAAACGGTATTGTCATTCCATTTGTTGGTATCTCAACAGCCCGTGTTATCGAAGCTGAAAACTTTGACGGTGTGAAATTGCAAGCAGCTGCTAAGGGTGGTACTTACACTCTTGATGACAACAAGAAAGCAATTTACAAAGTCACAGGAACAATTGTGTAGGAGGTAGAACATGGCACTTTACAAAGCAACCAAAAATCTTTTCTTTGAACAGCTCAACAAAGATGTGATCGTTGATGACATTATTGAACTTGAAGAAGATTACGCCAAAGAAGTCAACAAGAAACTAAAAAATGCTTTTCCAGATGTGGAAAATGTTTTAGAACTTGTTGACAAAAATGGAACGCTAGAACCGGAACTAGATGCCCCATCAGCAGATGGCGCATCTCAGGCGACTGTTGAAGATTAAATAAGGGGTGGCAACACCCTTTATTTTTAAGGGAGGTTACGCATGACTTATTTAACACAAGATGAGTTTACTAAACTAGGTTTTGATGAAGTTGCAAACTTTGAAAAACTAGCTAAAAAAGCAGAAATAGCTATCAATCTCTATACTCATGGTTATTATCAGAAAGGCATTGATTTTGAAAAAGAGATTGCCTATCGCAAATCTGCTGTAAAGCTTGCTATGGCTTTCCAAATCGCCTATCTCGATACCTCTGGCATTATGTCAGCTGATGATAAACAACTAGCTAGTAGTGTTTCTATCGGACGTACATCAATCTCTTATAGCACCTCACAAAGCACATCAGCAGGTCAGCAATTTAATTTGTCTATGGATGCTGAAAATGCTTTGAGACAAGCTGGCTTTAGCCTAGTTGTTGGAGTTTTATATGATCGATAAGCGACTATTAAAAGGGATTGACAAGCGTTTGTTAAAGGATGTCCTAACCATAAAAAAAGTAGCTGATAAAAACGATTATGGAGATGAAGTGTATTCGGAGCCATTGATTATTAAAAATGTACGTTTTGATAGATCAGTGGGGGCATCTGGTAATCGTAACTCAAAATCTGGCACAGGAAATTCAAAATCAAGGCAAAAACAAGGGGTCATTTACCTCTATCCCTCACTATCTTTTGTGACAGTTGATAACAGTTGGATGGGTGCAAAAGTAAACGATGGGATAGGAGATTACACAATTAATGGATTTCAAACTAACTATTATGATGGTGAGATATTCAGTCAAGAAATTGAGGTGATCTAATGAGTATTGCCATTAAAGTTGACTTGCAGAAAGCTAAACAGAAACTTTCGAGCGAATCCATGATAAGAGGAAAGATTGCAGTTGCTAGCAAAATCTTGCTAGACAATGAGCAATATATCCCCTTGAGGGGTGGAGAGTTGAGAGCTTCTGGCCGAATCGTTGGACAAGGTGATGCTGTTGTCTATGGAACAGTTTATGCTAGAGCGCAATTTTACGGCTCAAACGGCATTGTCACCTTTAGGAGATATACTACTCCGGGTACAGGAAAACGATGGGATCAAGTTGCTACTAGTAAACATGCTGAAGAATGGGCTAGAGAATTTGTGAAAGGAATGGGGCTTTGATGCGAGAGAATGACTTTCAAAATGTACTTTTAAAGCATATCAAGACTTTAAATTTACCAGTTGAACCACGCTTTGATTATTTTGAGGATGACAAAGATGACCTGGTTATCAATCAGATACCAGGCGGGAAAGTGGACAGAGAGTATATGGATGGCACACAAGAGATTTCTTTGCCGTTTGAAATTGCTGTAAAGGCAAAAAAGAACTCGGTAGCCAATGACACTATCTGGTTAGTCACCTCAGAACTTTCAAAGATAGACTTAGTTTTGCCAAGTGACAATAATTCTTATGAATATATGGGAATGGATGTCAGTCGTCCTGCTATGAAAGGTAAGGATGACCAAGGCTATTATTATTACACAATTGAAATTGTGGCGAAAATCGTAATTGAGAGGAAAAAACAATGAGACAAAAAAACGCCCTCCGTGGCCACTTTGTAGCTCCGTACAACAACGGAACAGAACCGACTGAAGATAAGTGGGTTGAACTTGCTAAATGGATCTCAGACGTATCAGATGATACAGATGAGAAAACAGATGATCAAGCATACTATGACGGTGATGGAGTTGAAGAAACAACGGTAGTCAGCGTAAAAGGTGCTTATACCTTTGAGGGGACTTATGATCCAGAAGATAAGGCACAGGCTCTTATTGCTGGCATGAAGTACAAAACAGGGGATGACCGCAAGCTATGGCACAAAGTCGTATCTTCTGACAAGAAAAAACAATGGGTGGGAGCTGCAACAGCGACAGAAATCAAAGCCGGCTCTGGTGCTGCTTCTGACTTTGAAGCATTTGGATGCAAACTTTCGTTTAACTCAACGCCAAAAGAAACTGGTATTGGGTAATAGTTTTTGATAAGGGCGGGCATTTAAGCCTTGCCCTTTTTTAACAAGAAAAAGGAGTAGAAACATGACAGATATTCAGATTGAACTAAAACGTACAGGATTTCCAGTAAAAATCGGAGAAGTAGAGCTATGGTTTGATACAAGTCAAGAGAGCTTGATGCGCTTTTATGATATGGAAGAAGAATTACAACGTCGTCTTGTCCAATATGAATTGGATGTGGTAACTGCAAATATTGATAACAAAATTGAGCGTGATGGAGTGACTAAAGAGGTAGTAGCTGGCTCTATTGAACTAGAGAAGAAACAGCTTGAAATTCAATATGATCTTGTTTTTGGGGATGGTACTTTTGACAAGCTTTATTCTGTATATCCAGATTATAACGCCCTAAATAACGCCCTAAAACAAGCCTCGATCATGTTGCACGACAAGCTAAAAGAACTTGCTGAGCAACATAAAACAGTAGTGAAAGAGCGTGCTAGTCACTATTTGAACAAGGGTAAAGTCACTCCAATCAAGAACAACAAGAAACACAAAAAGAATAAAAAGAAATAGCTAGGTAAAAAATATGTCTATGAAATTAAATGATGCTTTAATCACAAGTTTCTCTATTGATGATAAAGAGTATGACATAGACTTGTCCTTTAATAAAGTCCTTGATGTCTTTGAAATCTTGAACGAGAAGGAAATGACACCCCTAGAACAAGCACAGTTGATTGTCCATTTGCTAACTAGCCAAGAATTATACGACATCAAAGAGGTTGTAGACTGTTGGATTTACATAAAAGAACATTTTTTAGAAATCGAAAAAGAAACTGTTCAGTATGATTTGCTAGGCAATCCAATGCCAAAGGCAAAAGATGAAGAAGAACAAGAAAAATTGATTGATTTTGAACAAGATGCAGAATACATTTACGCTAGTTTTTTACAGGCTTATGGCATCAACCTCTTAAAGTCTCAAAATGAGTTGACATGGACAGAATTTAAAGCGCTTTTGAATGCTTTGCCAGACAATACAATCATGCAACAGATTATAGAAATTCGTGCCTGGAAACCAGAATATGGTGGGGATAAGAATAAAATGCGCAAATTACAAGCTAAATATAGTTTAGGAAAGGAGGGAGAAGTAAATGGCTGATGGAAAAGTGACCATCGTTGTTGATGTTGATGGAAATAAGGTCAAGGTTCTAAACGATGAGTTAGATAAAACGGCACAGAAAGGTGACAGAGGGAGCGATTCTTTAAAGAAGTTTGCTCTTGGTGGTGCTGCTTTCAAACTGGCATCTAAAGCGGTAGATCTTCTAACAGATTCCTTGGGAGGGGCTATTCAGCGTTTTGATACGCTCGAAAGTTTCCCAAGGGTAATGCAAGCGATGGGGCATAGCACAGAAGATGTCACGCGCTCAACTAAGAAACTTGCAAATGGTATCGAGGGTTTGCCTACGACTTTGAATGAAGTAGTTGGTACAGCTCAACGCTTGACATCTATTACTGGAGATATCAACAAATCAACAGATCTAACACTTGCTCTTAATAATGCCTTTCTTGCATCTGGATCTTCTAGTGCTGATGCAAGCCGTGGTTTGCAACAGTTCAGTCAGATGTTATCAGCCGGTAAGGTTGATATGCAATCGTGGAAAACATTGCAAGAAACCATGCCTTACGCTCTCCAAAAGACTGCTGAATCATTCGGTTTCGCCGGCCAATCTGCTCAGAATGACTTCTATTCTGCATTAAAACAGGGACAACTTACGTTTGATCAATTCGCCTCAAAATTGATTGAGTTAAATGGTGGTGTTGGGGGCTTTGCTGAGCTTGCAAAAACTAACAGTAAAGGGATTCAGACCTCTTTTGGCAACTTAAAAAATGCAATTGTAAAAGGTGTCGCAAATACAATCAAGGCTCTTGACGATTTAACAACGGCAGCAACAGGAAAAACAATTGCTGAGAATTTCGATGCGCTGAAAGTGATTATCAATGCTGCTTTTGGTGTGATTGTCAACGTAATTAAAGCTAGTACACCTGTTTTTCAGACTTTGTTTAGTATTTTAGGTACTGGAATTTCTGTAATCTCATTTTTGACACCGGCTATTATCGGTTTAGTTGCTGCTTTGGTAACTATGCGTGCCATCAATCAAGCGGTAAAAACGACTAAGGACTTGATAAGCGCGTGGAAAACATTCAAAACAACAGCCACAGGAGCGATTCAGATCATCAATCTAATGACCGCTGCGCAGGCCACTTGTGGTTCGGTAACAAAAGCTCAAATGGTCGCAAACTTGGCCAATAACGGGGCTTTGACAGCATCTAATGTACTTTATGGTGTGTTGACCGGTGCTATTAGTTTGCAAACTGCTGCAACTATTGCTGCGACTGCTGCAACTACCGCATTTAAAGCAGCACTGACCGCTTTAACCGGGCCTGTTGGTTGGGTAATTGGTGCTATCGGTTTACTGGTCGGCGCTGGTGTTGCTTTGTGGCAATGGTTAACTGCAGAGAGCGAGGAAACCAAACGCCTCAAATCTGAACAAGAGGAGTTAGTCAAGAGCACGGATCAATTAACAGATTCTGTTAAACAAAGCGCAAAAGAGCGTCAGAAAAATCTTGAATCTGTAAAAGGAAATACAGAATCTTACCAAAAATTGGCTGATGAAATTGTTCAACTCTCTCAAAAAACCAATAAAACTGCAGCAGACAAGAAAAATCTTAAGAAGAAGATTGATGCTTTAAACGCATCTGTTAGCGGTTTAAATCTGGCTTATGATAAGAACTCAGATTCTTTGTCACACAATAGCGATGAAATCAAAGCTCGTATCTCAGCGATGGAGGCAGAATCGACATGGGAGGCATCGCAAAAAAACCTGCTTGATATCGAACAAAAACGTGCTGAAATTGGCGAGCAACTGAAACAGATTGCAGAACAACGTAATAAGTGGAATGAAGAGTCCAATGTTAGCGATAGTGTCCGCAAAGAAAAACTGCAAGAACTCAATGACAAGGAAACTGAGCTTAAGAATACCCAGACAGAATTGCAAACTGAGTACGAAAAAACCTCTCAAGTTCAACAATCAGCATCTGAAGCGATGGCTGCTGCTGCCGAAAATGGGTCTAATCGACAAGTTGTAGCATACGAAAATATGTCTAAATCTCAACAAAAAGCAATAGACGATATGCGTACTAAGTACAATGAATTACTTGAGACAACTACGAACATGTTTGAACAAATCAAGTATAAGTCTGCTATTAGTGTCGATGAAATGATTGCCAACCTCCAAAAAAACCAAGAGGCGGTTAATAACTGGGCAACAAACCTCAATACATTGGCCGAACGTGGAGTAAATGAGGGGATTTTGGCTAAATTACAACAGATGGGGCCACAAGGTGGGTTGTATGTTCAAGAACTTGTCAACGCATCAGACGAAAAATTGGCAACATTGAACGAAGTCTTTACTCAAGGTGGTGAGTCAGCTATGAATGGCTTAACTGCTGGTATGGATACGGGTGCTTTGGGTATCACAGACAAGATCAAGGGTATCGTACAAAGTCAAGTATCGAGTTTGCAAGAAGAAATTGCAGCTGCTGACTTTTCTAGTTTGGGGCAAGAAATCCCCAACGGAGTCAGTCAAGGGATAGAACAAGGAGCTTCTACCGCTGGAGAATCTTCTAAAAACATGGCTAATGATATAAAAGAATCCTTTACAAGTGAAATGGATATCAATTCCCCATCTCGTGTTTTCAACGAGTACGGAGGTTTCATTACTACTGGTTTAGCTGAGGGGATTGATAACGGTGCATCTCAACCGACAAATTCAGCGACAACATTATCAACTCAAATCAAAGAACCGTTTAATAACCTACCGTCAGATTTCACATATGCAGGTGAAATGGCAATGGCTGGCTTAAATACTGGATTGAATAATGGTGCTGGAGCCGTTTTGGAAACGGCTAGATCAATAGCCACAAGTGTGAAAGAGACTATCAAAGATGCTCTGAGAATCCAGTCGCCGTCTAAAGCGATGCGTGATGAAGTCGGACGATTTATCCCTCAAGGTATCGCTGTTGGTATTGAGGCGGATGCTGGCGTTGTTAAAAGATCGATGTTGCGATTAAAAGAAAGCATGATGATTGATGCTAGACCAGAAATTGCACTTGGTTTAAACAAAAAATTAGGTGCTCAAGTGACTGTTAAACAAAGTAGTAAGCAGACAATAGCTGAAAAAATCAAAGTTACTATGGACAAGTCTAGTGAACTACTCGAAAAAGCCCTGGATGTAGCTGAGATGGCGGTTAGACGACCAAATGAAATGTACTTAAATGATGGTACTTTAGTCGCAAAGACAGGCGATAGATTCGCCAAATACCAGTCGGAGAAACTAAGACGGGAAAATAGAATGAGAGGTATTCTTGAATGACAAAAACGATGGTTTTTAACGGTGTTGATTTGTCGCAATATATCAAGATCAAGGATATTGTCCGCCCTATCGGAAATAAGAGGAGCGTTACATTTGATAACGCTCCCTCCTTGGGCGTTAATATCCAACAAGTGAAACGTGGTGAAAAGGAGCATACCATCAAGTTTGACATGATTGCGCGTGATGGGGAGGCTCTTGAGCGCCTTAAACATGAATTGGCTGGCGTTTTGAACGTGCTAGAGCCAGTGAAGATTACTTATGGCGATGAGCCAGACAAGTATTATATGGGGTTACCAGTGGATGAAATCACCCCAGAAAACTTGACAAGATGGTTTCAACGCTCGGAGTTTAAACTTGTCATTCCTGATGGGGTGGCTCACAGCATTGCTTACAAGAAGTTTGATAGCATCGCTAACGCTACTGTAACAGGAAATAAAATGGTATTTGATTTGGCCAATGCTGGGACAGTTCCAGCGAATCCAATTGTTAAAGTTAAGCACAATGCGGATAACGGTTATATCGGTCTAGTGAATAACACAGGTTCTTTTGAAATTGGAAATAGCGAAGATGCTTTTACTGATCCATCCCAAAAATCAGAAATGCTGCTTAACTATCGAGATAATGAAATCTCAAATGGTTTTATTCAAGCATTAAAAAATCAAGCTGTTACAAACGATAATACAGAATATGTAGTCGGAACAGCTGAGATGGTGAATCTCTGGGATCGCTCACATATTCGATTGAAAGATTTGCGAGGAGAAACCAAATTACACAACTATGCAACTAGCTTGTCGTGGGATATCCCAGCTAATAGCGCTAAAACAACAGGATCATTGGATGACTATTTGTGGTGGAGACAAGTTTTTTGGGCAGAGGCAAACAACCAATACGGTTTCATCAAGATTACTGTATCTGATACAGCAGGTAAGTTTTTATATGGAGTGGAAACTTTTAAACGGAATCTTAGTTCTGATTGTGAATACAACTTTTTTGTAAGCGATGGGAACGGTGGTTATCGTATCTTAGGACGTTGGAGATTTGATGGTACAACAACTGCTGATCGAAACCATTTTAGTGTGGCTAAAGGATGGTCTGACTTGAAACGTAATGATGACAAAATCCAAGTTTTTTATGGTGGTTCTTACTCAACTTTCATTGTTCCAGAAATTAAAGGGAAAAAATCCGCTAGAATTCATGTGACAATAGGGGCATATCGAGATCATCCAATGGTTTCTCACATGTACCTTGATGGTCTTTATTACCGCAAAGACTTTGTTACACAAACGAGAGATATTCCTAACCGTTTTACGACTGGTTCAAATGTTGTCATCAACAGCGAAGACGACACAGTCTATATTGATGATATTGCAAAAGCAAGTGAGGTTGTAGATGGTTCTCAATGGCTCTCCATCCCTCCAGGTAATTCAAAATTAGAGATGTATTTCTCTAGCTTTATCAAAAAACATCCGACAGTAACGATTGAGTTCGAAGAAAGGTGGCTATAATGCTATTAACGATTCATGATGCAAATTTGCAAAAAGTTGCTTTTGTTGATAATGATAAGCAAAATACGCTTAATTATTACGACGATACTTGGACAAGGGATTTGTCAACAGGATCCTCAACTTTTGAATTCACTGTATTTAAAAAAGCAATCAAATCGGATACTGCTTTATCTAAAGCTTATCAATATTTAAACGAGCGCGCTTGGATCTCGTTTCGATACCACGGGCGCACTTACCTATTCAATGTGATGACTGTCGAGGAGAACGAGCAGACAATCAAGTGTTATTGTGAAAACCTCAATCTTGAGTTGATCAATGAAGTAGCCAATCCGTACAAAGCAGAAAGAGCAATGTCATTTATTGAGTATTGCCAAGAAATGGGGCTGCTTGGTTTCAGTAATCTTTCCGTTGAAATCAACGAGATTTCAGATAGGAGACGAACCTTGGAATGGGAGGGACAAGATACTAATCTAGCCCGTTTGCTTAGTCTAGCTCATAAATTCGATGCAGAAATCGAGTTTGAAACACAGTTAAATGCCGATAGTTCTATCAAATCATTCAGAGTTAATGTGTATCGAGAGAATGATGAGAAACACCAAGGGGTCGGACGTGTCAGAAATGACATACAGCTAACATATGGCAAAAATCTAACTTCTATCACTAGAAAAGTTGATAAGACAGGTGTTTTTAATGCGATTAGACCCACAGGTAAAAGGCGTGTTAAAAATGAAAAAGGCGAAGAAGTAGAAGAGGTGGTAACGCTTCGAGGGTTAGATCCTTGGTCTGTAACTAGGGATGGGATCCTTGAATTTTATCAACGGAATGAATCTCTATATGCCCCCATCTCAATGCAAATGTATCCATCTGTTTTTAGTCCAAACACATTCGATGATCAATGGATACGAAAGGATTTCTCTTACGAGACAGACAATCCAAAAGAATTGCGCCGATTGGCTTACAATGAGCTAAAAAAACATTGTTATCCTGCGGTGACATATGAAGTAGATGGGTTTATTGACGTTGAGATTGGTGACACAATCAAGATTTATGACAATGGTTTTAATCCGTCTCTTATGATTCAAGCACGGGTCTCTGAGCAAAAAATTAGTTTTACGAACCCAGCGAGCAATAAAACTACGTTTTCTAATTTTAAGGCACTCGAGAACAAGTTATCGGATGGCATTCAAACAGCTTTCGAGCGACTTTTTGAAGCATCTAAACCCTACACTATTAAGTTAGCCACTGATAAAGGTGTCATCTTTAAGAATGGAGATGGCGAAAGTACGGTAACTGCTACTTTGTATAAAGGTGGTAAGCCTGTTACCGCCGGAGTAACTTGGCGTTGGGCACTTGATGGAAACCTGACAACTGGTATGAATTATCTTGTAAGAGGTTCAAATGTTCAAAAAACCTCTACTTTACTTGTATCAGCTTACGTTGATAATGATAAGGTTGCAAGTGATGAATTATCATTTGTGAATGTTTCAGATGGTGAAGCTGGTCAGAAAGGAGAAGATGGGAAATCAACCGTCATCCACTTTGCATTTTCTGATAATTCGGATGGATCAGACCTTTCTTTTGAGGATAGAAATCAGCGCTATCAAGGTTATTATTCGGACTATGAACAGGCCAACAGCTTAGATAAGACAAGGTATAAGTGGACTGATAGATGGGCGAAGATAAAAGGCGGGACAAGAAATTATTTTAAAGATTCAGCATCAAGGGTATTTGCGACAGATAGTCAAGAAACATTTGATTATCGTACCTATATTGTGGATGAATTTTGGAAGAATACAGAGCGCTTTAAGAAAGATTTTGTAAGAATTTCCTTTGATATTGCTTTCTTGTCTCCTCTTGATTCAGATAAAACTGCTGACGTCCACTTTTCAGCATCGCCTTGGTACTCATATAAGAGCTTAAAATTTAAAGGTGGTACAACTGCTAGACAGCATTTTGAGTTCATAATTGATCTATCTAGCGCCTCTGAAGATTACAAGACAGACAATGTATTCATTCGATTTGGTACAAATTATGGTTTCCCTGCTGGGACTAGAGTTTCTATTGAGAATGCGATGCTATCTATTGGCTCTCATTTTCCAGATTATGTTCAATCAGTTGAAGACGTAAGGGATGGTATCGATTCAAAAGCCGACCAGGGATTGACTCAAGCGCAACTTAACGCGCTCACAGAAAAAACTCAGATTCATGAAGCAGAATTGAAAGCAAAAGCATCTATGGAGGCTTTTAGCGAATTAGAAAAGGCATATAATGCTTTTGTTGATAAGAATACTAAAGATGCAGCCCAATCTGAAAAAGATTTGATTGAAGCAGGTAGAAGAATTGATTTGTTGACAACTCAATTCGGAGGACTAGCAGAACTTAAGACATTCATCGATACTTATATGAAAAGCACAAACGAGGGCTTGATTATAGGTAAGAATGATGCAAGCTCTACTATCAAAGTATCAAGTGATAGAATTTCCATGTTTTCTGCAGGTAAGGAAGTTATGTATATTTCGCAAGGCGTAATAAACATTGATAATGGTATTTTTACAGCGTCAGTTCAAATCGGGCGTTTTAGGACAGAGCAATACCATCTTAACAAAGATGTGAATGTTATCCGTTATGTTGGATAAAAGGAGGTAAAATGGCTAAATACAGTAATTCAAGTGGCAGCTTATTTTTAAATGTTTACATCGATCAAGGTGCGCAGAATATAGCTGCTAACACTACAACAGTAAACTGGGAGATGACAGTTAGTCGCTCAAGTTATTATCACACATATAACAATAATGGTAGTAGTACCCTTTCACTGTCTCTTGATGGGCGTAATGTCCACAGCAGCAATCCAACTTGGGAGGTCTGGGACGGAGAGGTTACTCTTGCTAGGGGTTCAAGTACCATAGCCCATAATGCAGATGGAAGTAAAACTCTACCTCTATCCTGCACATTTAACCCAAATAATGGTTATCATGAATCAATTACAGTTACAGCTAATATAAGTCTAACCACCATCCCACGGGCTAGTTCTGTAAGCGTAAATACCGGAACTATTGGTAGTCCAATCACAATTAATATTAGTCGTCATAGCTCAAGTTTCAAGCATACGGTACGGTATGTTTGGGGTAATAAGTCTGGTACTATTGCCTCTAACGTTGATACATCCACAACATGGATGATCCCTCTTGATTTTACAAACGAAATTCCAAATAGTACAAGCGGAACTGGAACAATTTATGTTGATACCTATGTAGGTAGCACAAAAATAGGTACGCAATCAGCTATACTAACAGCGAGCGTACCAGGGAGCATGAAACCTACATTTTCTAGTGTTACTTTGACAGATACTAATGGTGTTGCTAGGGGATTACTGAACGGCAATAATTTTCTTCAAATCGTTTCAGATATCCAAGTAGACTTTGATGGCGCTAGTGGTGTCTATGGTTCAACCATTACAGGTTATAGGGCTGAAATTGTTAATAAGAACCATGTTGTTACAGAAAATGGTGGCAGGCTTGGAATGATGAATTTTAATGGATTAGCAATGATTCGAGCTAGTGTGGTTGATAGTCGAGGTAGGCGATCGGATGCTAAAGATATTGCTATCAATGTCATTGAGTATTTTGCTCCCTCTCTCAGCTTCTCAGCTGTTAGAACAAGAGAGTCGCCCAATGTCATTCAAATCATCAGAAATGCCAAAATAGCGCCTCTGATGCTCTTTGGTAAGCAGAAAAATAATATGACTCTGACTTTTCGGGTTGCTCCATTAAATACAAATAATTTTTCTGTTGATAATGGTAGCGCATCAGGCATCTTTACAAGTGTTCATACATTGACTAATTCAGCTGCAAATTTAGCAGGAAATTATTCTGCTACTAAATCTTTTGTGGTTGTTGGACGACTTGAGGATAAGTTCACAAACGTTGAATTTTCAGCTACTGTTGCAACTGAAAGTGTAATCATGAGCTATGACAAATATGGGCGGGTAGGTGTTGGTAAAGTTGCTGAGTTTGGTAAACCGGGCTCTTTGGATGTACTAGGTGATATATACTCAAACAATCAACCTATTCAGCAGTACCAACTGACTAATGTTGATGGTAGCTTAAGTAAAGGTAGCGCTCAATGGGATGATTATTGGAATAAACAGGCGACAGAATTCGGATGGAGAACTGGAAAGTACGCAGATAACCCTACTGGCAACGACTGGGGACTATTTCAAAACTATTGGCTTGACAGTTGGAAAGGCGTACAATTTTTCACAGGGATAACATCAAATAGGTTTTTCTTTAGGACTTACAACAATAGCAATAAATGGGCTCCAACGCAATGGAAAGAGATTGCTACTGTCCAAGAAACAGTCAAGAAAAAAATTGAGCTAGGTTGGTTTATCAACGGCAACGTTACAAGAATTGGTAACATGGTTACAATTTCGACAGAAAGAAAAATCACAAATATCAACACGGACTCAGACTATCGAGAAGTTAAGGAAACTATCCCAGCTGGATTTAGACCAACTCAAGAGGTTGATTTAGTTTTACAAGGTATCTCAGACTCAAATGTTACAGGAACAGCTATCTTACATCTTGCCACAGACGGCAAAATCCGTCTGACAAGTAAATCTCCAGGTAATAAATTTTGGATAGGGACAATTACTTATATCACATCAGATCCTTACCCATAAAAACGTAAAAAATCCCTAGTATTTCAAAGATAATTAAATCTAAAGGAGGAAATATGAAACTAGAATATAGTACAAAGTCATTGGAATATGACAGTAGTGGCACAGCATCGGCAACCAAGGTCACTTTAGTCAACGCAAATGGGGCAAATGTTCCAATCTTGCTACCAGCTGATAAAATCAGCTTGTCAAATACTGAACTTTTTGAGTTAGCTCTTGAGGCTCTTTATCAAGAAAATTTTCCGCAGCGTGCTGAGAAAGAGAAATTTAACCAGGTAGAGGCGCAACTCAAGCAAAATCAGGAAATGGCTGTCAAGACGGAACAGGCAACCGTGGAAAATAAGGAAAACCTTGACACAGTTTCAGCAATCACTGAGGTTCTCATCGCCCTAGCTATCTCTCAAAATGGGGGCATGCCTACTCATGCTTATTCTAAGGTGGCCACATTCATCAAGCCACTTGTTAAGACCAACCGTTACACAAACGGAGACATTGTTGCTATGCCTTATCCGTTTGAAAACAATGCCAAATGGCCAAAGGGCACGTTGACTATCTTTAAGTTCCAGATGCAACAGTCAGAAGGCTATACCTACAAGGATCAAGGGATTTCTGATATGCTTCAGCAAGGTGTGCTGACCGTGGTCATGCCAAGGATTGAGTAAAAGGAGGTATATATGCCAGAATACGAGCGTTTAATTGTACAGTTCGTTTTCTCTCTCGTCCCTGTTGTAACTCTGTATTTCTCAATGAAAGATCGTAATACAAAGCAAGAAAATCGTATTACGGCTATGGAAAAAGACATTGAAAATCTGCAAGAATTTAAAGTGTCAGCAAATAAGCGACTTGATAATCACGACGAGCAAAACAAGGCTATACTTGTTCTAGCTGAGCAAGTTAAGTCTCTTGGCGAGGACGTGAGGGAACTAAAAAACCTAATTCAGAACAAACAATAAAAAAGGAGAATAACATGATTAATTGGAAGTTGAGACTACAAAACAAAGTAACACTGATTGCTCTTCTTGGTGCAATCTTCCTTATGGCTCAGCAATTCGGCCTTGAGATTCCAAAGAATATTCAAGACGGCGTGAACACATTCGTGTATATCCTTGTCTTGCTGGGTGTGGTCAATGACCCAACGACAAGTGGTATCACTGACAGCAAGCAAGCGCTTGAGTATGAAAATCCAAAGGAGGATTAAATGATGGTTAAAATTATCAATAATACGATTTTCAATGGGATTGCAGGCTCACGTCCGACTGAGAAGCCAAAATATTACATCATGCACAATGATGCAGGTTCTATGAGCGCTGAAAGCTATGTGGATTGGTTGCAATCGCGATACGACAACGGCCAGTCTGAGCTTGGCTTCGCTCATTACTACATCACTCGTGATGCAATCGCTCGCGTTGAAGACACTTACAATGGTACATGGAGCGCTGCTAACTATGATGCTAACATGAACTCGCTCAGCTATGAAGTCTGTCAGCAACTCAGCGCAACAGATGCAGAGTTTATCGAAAACGAAAACATGGTATTACGCCAAATGGCTGAGGATATGACTTATTATGGTGATACTCCAAACTACTCAAATATCAAGTTCCACAATGAGTTTTCAAGTACCTCGTGCCCTGCTCGTTCACTTGAATTGCACGGTGGCTACAATGACAGTTTGCGTTACTATGTGATTGCTAAAATCAAGCATTATCAATCCCTTGGTTCAACCGTTCAAGAAATGCTTGATAATGAGGGTAATCAGAAAGGTTGGAAGAGAAATTCGACTGGCTGGTGGTATGTCAACGCAGATGGAAGCTATCCAACGAACAAATGGCAGAAGATTGACGATGTCTGGTATTACTTCGATAGCAGCGGTTACATGAAGGCTAACTCATGGCACAAGCATACAGACGGATACTGGTATTACTTGCTTCCAAGTGGCGCTATGGCCACTGGCTGGGCGCTTATTGCTAACAAGTGGTACTACTTCAAAGAAACTGGTGCCATGGCCACTGGTTGGATCAAATATAAAGACCATTGGTATTATCTCGATGCTAAGGATGGAGATATGAAATCTAATCAGTTTGTCAAGTCGGCAGATGGCACAGGTTGGTACTACCTTAAATCAGACGGAACAATGGCAGATAAGCCAGAGTTTACTGTTGAGCCTAATGGGCTCATTACTACAAAATAA